AGCGATTAGGGCAGGACTGTGAACGGTTCCGGGAAGCCTATGAAGCAGCTGAAGCGCAGCTTGAAAGCTACGGCATGGCGCGAAGGTATGCGAATTATGATAGCTTCAGGAATCAGTACAGGATATGGGTGCGCGACAACCTACAAAAAAGGCTCCCTGATATTCACCGGGAGCCTCAAAAGTAAAGTATGAAACAACTAACAATCATTCCTCTGTAATCGTATCTATCAGGCTATCACGCCATCCTGCCTGATAAGCGCGAACGACAAGCGCTTTAACTTCTTCCTCGCTAAAGGTTTTGAAATTCACTAGCTTCTCTGCAAGTCGCTCCGCATTTGCTTTTGACTTGCTTTTGATAGTACCGTGTTTCGATTTCCCTTCTAAGCCTTTTTGGGATTGCTTTTTCTCCATGTAGATGCATTTGTTTGATGAATGCCCTTGGGTTTCCTTCTTTTAAGTAGAGGAATCCCTGTTCTTTGTCAATTGATACCCTAAGCGCTGGTACTGTTGTGTGCCTGTCTACTTTGTAAAAAACAGCTCTAAAGTAAACATTAAGGGTATACCGGCAGGTGGCTAGTTGCATTATCCTGCTTTTTGTTTCCTCATGCTAAAAAGTTAGTTGCGCAGGGAGGAGTTGAACCTCCGGTTCAGGATCATGAGTCCTGCGTGTTGCCAGCTACACTACCGCGCAAAGTGCTTGTTTCTCAATATTCACAGCAGCGTTAATATCTCTGTTGTGATGCGCTCCGCATTCCTGACAATCCCAATGCCTGTCTTTCAAAGATAACTGCTTATTCACGAAACCGCAAGCGCTACAGGTTTTTGAGCTAGGAAAGAACCTGTCTACTTTAACCACCTGCCCGCCTTTCCATTTTGATTTATATTCGAGCTGCCGCTTAAATTCGTGCGGGGAATGATTTAGTATATTCCTGTTCAGCCCTGCCTTGCGCTTTTTGCCATTCTGCTCATAGCCTTTGCCATCTTCGCGCTTCCTAGGCTTCACGCTACTGCTCATCCCTTTTACGTTCAGATCTTCGATTGCGATAAGGTCATAGCGCTCTGTCAGATCATTTGTAATTTGATGAATGAAGTCTTTTCTGATATTTGCAATGCGCTCATGCAGCTTTGCAATCTGCCGCTGAGTTTTTGACCAATTCGATGTTTTGATTTTCCTCCATTTTTGCCCCGGCTTAGCGTTCATTCTGTACTGCCGTGATGCTTTGCGCTGCAGCCTGTGCAGCCGCTTTTGTAAGCGCAAGTAAGCTGTATTCTTTTCAAATATTTCACCCTTCGAAGTAGATGCAAAGTCCTTAACGCCCCAGTCAATGCCTACAGGATTTTGCTCCAACCCTCACCATGCAGCAATTACAGCCCCGATAGTATAGATATATAAAAAACTGCTTATCAAATACCTATTGCGAGACAAAGCGGTGAAAAGCTGCTACTTTTGTCGTCTACCCCTAAAACAGCACTTTTGCTTGGTGTTCGACGACTTTCAATTGTTGCATGATGTTTGATTCCTGCTTCACAGCACTGCCCGGCATTCCGGATTTATCGCGCTCCACAGGCTTTAGCTCTTTTAAGGCAGCTTCGGTGGCTAGTGTCCTATTTCCTGCTACAATATACAAAATAAGCAAGAATAGTTCAGGGTGTTATCCCTAAAAAACTGCATTTTTCGCCCTGATGGCGAAAGTATTAGGCATATCTATCCCTCGGATTTTCAGGAGCAGCCCAGAACGGCCGGGCACTAGCTTGTCCAACCCTGCAAGCTGGCTAACGGCGTTGTTCGGCAAAGCGAGCAAAGCAGGGGTTGATGTGTCTGCTGAAAATGCGATCACAGTAACAGCCTTTTGGCGTGCAGTGTCCATCCTTGCGGAGTCTATTGCAGGGCTGCCTTTTGAGGTGCTGAGCATCGACAATGAAGGCAATATCAACGTAGACCGGCAACACCCTATCGCCTACCTGATTGATGCAGAGCCGAACAAACTGTACACATCCTTCACCTTCAGGCACACGATGATGGTGCAGGCGTGTATGTTCGGTAATGCTTATGCGAAAATACATAGGGATGAGGACGGCAGGCCCACAAAGTTCACTATCCTTGATGCCCGGCACATGGACGTTATCGTTGGCCCTGATGATGAGATGTATTACACCTTCAGGTACAAGAACAAGCATGAAACGCTGACAGCAAGTGAAGTGATACACCTGCCAGGTTTCAGCATGAACGGCATTGCAGGGCTTAACACGATAGACGTACACAAAGACAACCTCGGCACCGGGCTTGCAGCGCGTGACTTCGGCGCTAACTTCTTCAAGAACGGCGCACACCTGAACGGGTATATCAAATACCCGACAAAATTAAATGAAGAGGGCTTTGACCGCGTTAAGCGGGGATGGAACGCTAACTACGGAGGCGCAGAGAATAGCGGCAAAACAGCGATTCTCGACCAGGGCAGCGAATTTGTGCCGCTCAACATGGGCCCTCAGGATGCGGGGCTTATCCCTACTCAGAAATTCAACGTTGAGGACATTGCACGAATTACAGGCGTGCCTATGCACATGCTGCAAGCGCTCGACCGGGCAACGTTCAACAACATCGAGCAACTGAGCCTTGAATTTGCAAAGTACACTATCCGCCCGTGGGTGAAGCGGTGGGAGCAGGAGTACAACCGCAAGGTGTTCAGCCAGTACGAGCGCGGGATTTACAAGGTGCGTTTGAATATGGATGCTTTCATGCGTGCAGATACTGAGGCACGGGCAGAGTATTACAACAAGGCAATTCAAAACGGATGGATGAGTATCAACGAAGTGCGCAAAACAGAGAAGCTTAACCCTGTAGAGGGCGGCGATAAGCACTTCATTCAGCTCAATATGACAACGATTGACCAGCCGCAGCAGCCGGCACAAAATAGCAGTGAAGATGCCGTATGATGATTATCCAAAAGCGGCAAGTGAGCAGGCACGGCGGGCATTGCGCCACCGTGACGAAAATGGCAGTGATTGCGGCACGGCTGTAGGGTGGATGCGGGCTAATCAACTAGCAAATAGGGAAGTGATTAGCGAGGAGACAGTAAAGCGAACTTACAGCTTTTTGTCCCGTGCTAAAGTGTACGACCAGGGCAGCTTTACTGACGCTGACGGCAATGAAATTTGCGGTAGTGTTAGTTACGCTGCATGGGGCGGCGACCCGATGCTACGATGGACAGAAACAATCGTCAATAACCTGCAAGAATCAGAAAGGACAATGGACGAGCTAAAAATAACAAGGCATATCGTCGGCATTCAAGAGGATGACGACTTCATCACTATCACCTTTGCAAAGCCTGATATGGAAGATGCAGAGGACGATGAGGATGATATGGAGATGAACGCCTACAAGAACAAGAAAAAGAAAAAGCGTGCAGAGCCTGATGAGCTGTCTGTAGGTGATTACGTCAGTTGGGACAACTCCGGCGGGCGTGCTTACGGGCGGATTACTGAGATTGAGAACGACGGCACACTAACAGCAGATAGCGGCTTTGAAGTCACAGGCACTCCTGATGACCCTGCCGCCCTTATCAGCGTCTACAACCTTGATGAAGAATCAGGGCTATTTGTAGAGCGCGACCCTGTACTAATTGTTGCACACCGCTTCACCGCTCTTACAAAAGAGATGGCAAGCGATTTCCGCAGCGCAAAAACTATTGAAGTGGAATACCGATTCAAACCGGCGGACAAAGTGCAGCAGACAGCAGGCACAGAGCGCCGGACATACAACGCAGAATTGCGCATGGATATGAAAACCGGAAAACCTCAGATCAGGGGCTATGCTGCGGTTTTCGATTCAGATTCAGAGCTATTGATGGGCAGCTTTGTTGAGCGCATTGACCGGCAGGCATTCGCTGATGCTGACATATCTGATGTACGGGCACTGTTCAACCATGACCCTAACTTCGTGCTTGGCAGGACTACGAACAACACCCTACAGCTCGAAGTCGACGAGCGAGGGCTTCGCTATACTATTACCCCTCCTGATACGCAGCTTGTTCGGGATTTGGTAATAGAGCCAATGAAGCGGGGGGATGTAACGCAAAGCTCTTTTGGATTCACGCTGATGGAGGACGAATGGGACGAATCAGGAGACTACCCTGTGCGCACATTGAAGCGCATTGGTGAAGTGTTCGACATTTCACCTGTCACCTTCCCTGCCTACACACAGACGGAGGCAAGCGCAAGGAGCATCGAAAAGCGAACAGCGCAAACAGAACAACAGAAAGAAAAAACGCGGGCCAGCCTGGCAGGGCGGAAGCTGCGTATTATCGAGTTGCCGGAAGGTGACGAATAACTTTATTTCTTAATAGCTAAAAACTAAAAGCTATGAAAACGACCGAGCAACTGCTCAACGGCCAGGCAAGCGCGCAGGAAATCCGCGAGGGCCGGGCGTGGATTAAGGAACAGATGCGCGATATTGTGAACAGCGCAGAGAAAGAAAGCCGCGACCTCAACAAAGAAGAGGATGCGCGCTTCATGAAGTTCGATGAGGACTATCAGGCGCTTACCCGGAAGCTTGACCGCCAGCAGCGTGTTGAAGAACTGCAAAAAGAGCAGATCGAGCAGCGTGCGCAACGTGGCGAAGCAGAGAAAGCAACCAAGCAGCTCTCTGCCGAAGACAAGGAAAAGCAATACCGCAGCATCTTCAGCAAGTACCTCCGGTGGGGCGCTACCTCCCTGAACGCTAGCGAGCAGCAGATCCTGATGGAAAAGCGGGGTACTGACCCACAGACCACAGCCGATGCGCAGGGCGGTTACACCATCCCGCAGGGCTTCAGCAATGAGCTGGAAATCCGCATGAAATATTTTGGTGAGATGCTGAATGTCGCACGCCTGTTCAACACAGCGACCGGCAACCAGGTTGACTGGCCAACAGTGGACGACACCTCTGCAATCGGCTCTATCCTTACAGAAACAGCAGGCGCTGCTACTGTTCAGGATATGACCTTTGCAAACAAGGTGCTTGACGCTTACACCTACACCTCCGGCATCGTCAAGGTATCTGTGCAGCTTGCGCAGGACACAGCCTTCGACCTGGAGAACTTCATCATCGACAGCTTCGGTGAGCGCCTTGGGCGTATCATCAACCAGCACGCAACGACCGGTACTGGTACTGCGCAGCCTAACGGCTTTGTCACTGCCGCTACGGTCGGCAAGACTGCTGCCGCTGTTGATGCAATCACCCGCGCTGAGCTTGTCGACCTCCTGCACAGCGTTGACCGTGCTTACCGCCCGAATGGGATCTGGATGTTCAATGACACCACGCTTGCTGCTATCAAGAAGCTCAGCTTCGGTTCTGCTGATGACCGCCCGCTTTGGGTGCCATCTATGCGGGACGGCGAACCTGATACCCTTGAGGGCTATGCTTACAGCGTAAACAATGACATGGCGGATCTCGGAGCATCAAACAAGCCGGTAGCCTTCGGTGACTTCTCAAAGTACGTCATCCGCCTGGCTGGCGACCCTGTTTTTGTCCGCATGCAGGAGCGCTACATGGACGAGCTGAAGATTGGCTTCATCTCTTACCGCCGGATGGACGGTGAGCTGATTCAGTCCAACGCAATCAAGGTGCTGCAAAACGCTGCATCGTAATGAAGGAAATCAGAGTATTTCAGGGCCTTGCAGGGAGGGATTATACCTTCCCTGCGGGTTCCCTTCAAACGGTGACAGACGAAAAAGCTGCTGAGCTACAGCGCAAAGGGCTTGCTGAGATTGTCGGTACTGCAAAAACTACTGTGAGCCGGAAGGCAGCAGAGCGCAGGACTGCAACGATAGCAACCCCGAAGCCTGAAGCGCCAAAAGCAGCAGATACCGAGCAGAAAGCAGAACCTCAAAAGGCAGAGCCTGAACAACCGAAGCCTGTTCGCAAAAAGCGCGGGCGCAAACCTAGAAAGTAAATGCTCAAAGTTACGTCAGCACCTGCTGAGGAGCCGGTAAGCCTAGCGGAAGCAAAGGCACACCTCAAGGTAGACTACAGCGCTGATGATGATTACATCACAGCGCTTATTACTGCTGCCCGGCAACAGGCAGAGGAGTACACCAATTTGGCGCTGATTGATACAACTTATGAGCAGGCTTTCGATGGCTTCCCGGCAACAACAAGGCTTAACCCTCATCAGTCGCTTGTGCTTTGGCGCTCGCCGCTTATCAGCGTAACGAGCGTTGTGTACACTGCTGAGGATGGCACTAGCACAACTGAGGATACTGCTAATTACAAGGTTGACAGCTATCGCAGGCCGCCGAGCGTATCGCCTGTGTATGGCTATTCATGGCAATCAGCGCAGGATGTACCTGCGAGTGTTGTTGTGACATTCAGGGCAGGCTATGCGGATGCAGATAGCGTACCTGCACCGATTAAGCAGGCACTACTACTGATGATCGGGGCATGGTATGACAACCGGGAGGATAGCGTGTACAACCTGCCAACACAAAGCAGGGTAATGCTTGACCACTACCGAGTAAGCCGATTTTGATGTACAACAAAAAGGAGAACATAGGGCGCATGCGGCACCGGGTGCAATTCCTCAAGCCAACTTACACTGAAAATGACTTCGGCGAAAAGGAAAAGACCTATACCCCGCAGGCTGCTACATGGGCACATATTGAGTACAAGGAATCAGGCTCCGGTGAATCAGCCGATGCAAGCAGGATCACTTCAGTTGTCAATTGCCTAGTGACAATCCGGTTCAACAGCGAGATCAATGCCGAGTGGCGGATGACTCACAATAATGAGCAATTCAACATCCGCACAGTGCTGCCTGATGCGAAGCAGATGTATATGCGCTTGGAGTGTGATATTGACGAACCTGTAACGAGTTATTGAGATGGCGCAGGTAATTGACATGAGGGAGGTCGAATCTGTAGCTAAAAGGCTGACAGATGCACTAGATGAAATCTCAGACGCAAAAGAGCGGCAGCGCATTAACCGCAGGGCAGGTCAATTCGTGCAATATGCAGCAAGGGCAAAAGCGCCCCGGTCAAACAAGGTACATTATCACTACCGAAGCTCCGGCAAGATCATCAAAAGCCTACGGGCGAAGCGGGGCAGCAGGACAGAAGACAGAGTGGCTTACTACCCCGGCAACCTGCAATTGTCTATACGGGTGCTGAGCCTTCGGCGGGCGATTAATGCTATCATCGGCCCACGGATTTTGCGCAACGCAAGGGCAAAAAGCTACGGTAAGAATGAGCGCAATGTAAACGCCTTCTATGCTCAGATGATCTACGGCAGTGCAAAGGCATTCCGAGATAGGGTTATGACACCTGCATTAGTAAGCCAACAGCGGCGGGTAGAGTCTTACATCAAGCGCGAAATTGATGCTTTGAAACGCAAGGCAGCGCGAAAAAACAAC